TAATAACAAAACTAGACAATAGTGTTTTTTGTGCTATTGTTTAAAAGTAGGTGAAAAACCAATTAAATGCAGAAATGCAGCCTATAAACATAAAGAATAGGGCGGTGGGTCATCCCGTCCTTAAAGCCAAGAGCCTCCTAAGCGATAACCGGATTGTCTTGGAAGCCCTCACTGAATCTGTACTCCGATTCAGTGAGGGAGATGTCACTTGTTAGAAACTCTTTAATAAGTTAAAAAAGCATTCGAGACTTCAAAGGGCATATCGTCTTGATAAAATGAAGTAAAATCGCTCAAAGCATTTGATGCACCTGATGTTACCATTTCATTTGATCTATCAATAAACCAGTCCTTATTTATTCCCCACCTTTTAATATTTAGACTTTTAATTTGCCAGTCTATCGTCTGCAATCGCAATTTATCTAATTCTGGAGAGAAAGAAAAAGGATTATAACCAAACTTTTGTAGAACACCAAGATTAGTAGCTACGTGCCTTTGTTCATCTTCTGCAACCATGCGAGACAAACGGGCTAGGCTACTACCGCCGCACCGTAGTAAAATTGGAAGTGAGCAAGCAACAAAAACACCTACTTCTAATAATGCAGCTTTTTCTATGGGTGAACCAGGGGCATTCTTCCAAGCTTCACTGATTACCTCGGCTTCTTTTAAGTCAATGTCATTTACTGGATAAGCATCAATAGCATATCGGAATTGAGCCGCGTGTACTGATTCATCAGCAATGTTTGAGAGAATTAATGCTTTGCAGATTGGAGAAACTTGATTAATTTCTAAATCTCTAAATAATTCAGATACGTATTGTCGGACATCGATTTCTAAAAATAATGCACTAGCCAGGATTTTCTTAATAGATTCAGGTACACCTGAATCAGAAACTACCATTTCTACATTAGGTAAAGCCCTTGGCTTCCAATATTGCGGTTTACCATCTTTGTTACAGCGCTTTTCGTACAAACTTTTAAATGTTGTTGCCATTGTTCAAATTAATTTGTGAGTTTATTGTTGGAGAATAAAGCACTGAGTATACTCAGTGCTTTATTCAGAAAAGGACTTACTTTAACCGCAATTACAAGGTAATCCGTCATCTTCGATAAGGTCACAAGCGATTGCAACAGTGCCTTTGTCTAGATAACTTTGATCGACTTTATGTTCTTGCATATAGTAGGTTCCCTTAAGTGGAGAGTCCTTAATAAAATCAACCAACCACACTATATCTATCTTACGATAGTTATCAAAACTTATCCCGTGAGATAAGCCAGTCGAGTTCATAATACGTTGCCATTCCTCACAATGATCTTGATGTACGTCTTGTCCAACTTGATCTACAGTCTGGACTTCACCGTGGTAGAATAATTCATCACCATGTACGGAACTATTTCTTTGTTGATGTCTTCCAAAAGGAGGGTCAATATTACGGCAAGTTGTGAAGCCGTCAAGGTCTACAAAATCCTTGTAGCATCTTTGTGTTGGTTCGATTCCAAACACCCTTTCTAAGCCAAATTCAGCACCTATTACAGCAGCTTGTTTGTAAGCTTGCCACAAACAAGCTGCAATATCTAAAGCTCTTAATTTATTTTTACTATATGAAAAGTTACTTCGTAATTCTAAAAGCAGTTCTAAGTAACTTTTACTCTCTAATAAAGCATCTCCTTTTATGTTTTCAAGAAAAAGTCTAAAGTTCTTAAGTCCCCATACGTGATCTGCATAAGTTACGTCCTGCTGACGGAGGAAATTAGCCCAACCTACCCATGTAACACCAACTTGCCGATCTTTGTCCAAAGGCAGATACATTGAAGGATCGGCGCTTACATCCTTACGCCATTTTGTATGAATTAAACAAAGGAGTTTAGTCATATCCGATAAAGCTTCTATCAGTTCAAAAGGAGTCTTACATTGACCCGCATTTGTTGGAGAAGTTAAACAACTGCCTTTATCCTCTATCAGTAGCCCTATACACACATTGTGATATAATTCAGGATGTCCTTCTTCTACTTTTTCTACTTTTTCTAGAAACAGTGATTCTTTGTTGACTTTTTCAACAATTAACTCGCATAACTCAGGATGCAGTAACACATCTTTTGTCAGTCTAATCCCTTTCTTAGAACTCCCAAGTATACTAGCTAATGGGAAATCTAAATATTCTTTTGCGTATGGTGAATCCCATCGTATTGCTGTGGTAACAATACCGTTTTTGTGTGTTCCCCCTCTAGCAACAACCTTGCAAAGTCCGCCTAATAAACGCAGTAAAGTCCCAATATTTCCATCGCGCAAATGATGAGCTATCCAATAATATACACTCACAAACCCTTCTTCTTCTTCATTAATACCAAATAAGCCAGTGCTAATTACTCCAGTTTTTAAATTTAAACCCGCCGGACGTATGTCCGACAAATCAAGAATAATTGTTTTGTCATTTTCAGCCGCTAAAATAAATGCAATCCATGAGTCTTCTATGGATTCCATTGAGTCTTTAACTTTGATTATTTCAAAATTATTCTCGTAAGTTTTGACTTGTTTGTAGCTATTGAAATCAGACAAGGAAATAGTATCTTTTGCTTTAGTGTAATCAGGATGATTATCAGGGACATAATAATACCAAGAACAATCCGATTCTTTCCTTTTTTTGAAAAACTCCAATTGGACTTTTACACCAGCCCCGAACTTCAGATATTCAGCAACTCTTTTAATACACGAGCCTAAGTCATTCTTATAAACTACCATCTGGCAACTAGGAGCGTGCGTCTTAAGCTCTGGGTTGAACAAAAACTTAGTCGGTCGCCCTGATAGCCCACACCAGGGCTTTGCTAATAGTTCGCTTATTTCTGGCGTAATTCGGTTGTTCATTTTTTGTATCGATTGCTTTTTGAATCTATACTGATTATAGATTCAAAAAGCAAAAAAGTCTATAATTAAAAAAATAATAAAACCAATAAATACTATGAAAAGGAAATCAGGGATAAGGCTATCAGCTTTACGTAAAAAACTGATGTCTGAAATAGGCAAAGAAAGGGCTAGAAAGGGTGAAATTAAACGAGATAGCAATGGTAAATTTGCCAGTAAGAATACTAGTGGAGTAATAAAAATAAAAGGAGTCAAGCCCTTTGTAAATAAAGGCGTTGCTGACAAGTTCGATAAAACGCTAATCAAAGGAGTTAGCAATAAAAATGCAAGTAAACGCGACTCATTTGTAAAAGAATTAACAAGTAAGGTAGACGGAATTACTAATCTTGATAAAAAACAGAAAATCAAAAAGTATATAAAAGAAACTCTTCAACGTAATTTAAATAAACCTAATCCTTCTGAAGAGGTAAAGAAAATATCTACTCCAAAAAAGGATAAGCAAACTATTTCATCATACTTAAAGAATACTGGAAAAGTTAAACTTTACGATAAAGAAGCAAAAGGTTGGGATACTCAAAAAGTAAAACAACCTGTTAAAAAAGAACCTGTTAAAAGAGAAATAACAGGCACGCATGATGACTTACCTAATATGTTACTTAAATCCTTAAGAAGCTTTAAAATAATAAAGGAAGATCAAAACGGCAATAAATTTTTCGGAATGGTTCATGAATTAACAACTAAAGAAATTACAGATAAAAAAGATAGTAAAGATAAAGAACTTGGAATCACTAAAAAAGAAATAACTGAAGAAGAATACAATGTTCTTGTTTCTACTAAATTTAAAGATATTAAACCACGTGGTCAAATTGTAGATAATTTAGATGAAATTACAACAAAAATGAGTAAGCTTACAGGTGTTTCAAAAGAAGAATCTACAAAATCTTTAGACGGTATTAGACAATATACAGGTGGTGGATATTCTTCTATCCGCGCTTATGAAAGTGGTGGAGATATAGCTTCTAAGAGTTCTGGTGCATCTGAGGAAAATACTAAACTAAAAGGACTAGTAGATAGTATAAATAATTACATTAAAAAAGCGCCGCCTTATAAGGGAGAAATATTTAGAGGTTTAGGTTTTAAAACTGAAACAGAACTTGAAAATTTCTTCTCAGGATTAGATAGAGATTCAGGATACTTATTAGAAGCAATGAGTAGTTTTACAACAAATAGAAAAGTGTTAGAAGATTATGCGACCGAATCTGCTCAACCTTATACTGTTGCACTTAGTGTATTAGATAATAAATCTGGTGTATCTATTAGAGCTATAAGTACGTTCTATGAAGAAGAAGAGATTTTAACACCTAAAGGAGCATTATATAAAGTCAAAAAAATAGATAAAAAAGAAGGAACTAACAACTACTACATTACACTAGAAGAATAGAACACCAAAACTAACAATATGAAAAGAAAATCAGGTATAAGGCTGTCAGCTTTACGTAAAAAGCTGATGTCTGAGATAGGCAAAGAAAGAGCTAGAAAAGGTGAAATAAAACGCGATAGCGATGGTCAATTTACTAGTAAGAATACTAGTGGAATAAAAATAAAAGGAGTCAAGCCCGTTGTAAATAAAGGCGTTGCTGACAAGTTCGATAAAACACTAATAAAAGGACTTAGTAATAAAAATGCAAGTAAACGCGACTCATTTGTAAAAGAATTAACAAGTAAAGTAGACGGAATTACTAATCTTGATAAAAAACAGCAAATCAAAAAGTATATAAAAGAAACTCTTGAACGTAATTTAAATAAACCTAATCCTTCTGAAGAGGTAAAGAAAATAGCTACTCCAAAAAAAGATAAGCAAACTATTTCATCATATTTAAAGAATACTGGAAAAGTTAAACTTTACGACAAAGAAGCAAAAGGTTGGGATATTCAAAAAGTAAAAGAGCCTATTAAAAAAGAGAATAGCAGTGAATCAATTAAGAAAAAACGCGAGGAATTAAAAAACGATATTGATAAATTAGTGGAATCAAGTAAAAATGCGAATCTTGAAGAAAAAAAGGCAATAGACATAGAAATAAGTAAAAAACGTGTTTTAGCAGTAGCCCTGTTTAAAGAACAACAAGAATTGTCTAAGAAAGAACTAGAAATAAAGGAGAAAAAAGCAACTGATTCTACAAGCAATATTCAGACAAAATACAAAGACATAAATGAAGGATCTGACAACGAAGTAGAAAAAGATAAAAAAATACGAAAAATGATTTCTGATGAATTAAAAGCAACTTATGAACCTCCAAAAAAAGAAAGAACACACGGGATGCCTGATGAAGAAAATATGTGGTCAGTAAAATATAATGGGATTGAATTTCACGATGGAGACGATTTAGAGAAGAGCAGAATAGTTGACATAATTAAAGAAATGAATGAAAAAAAATTACCAATGGAATTAGTCAAGCAAACAAAAAATATTTATTTGTCAAAGCAAAGAAATAAAAAAGATGCCTACTGGGCTGAAAAGTATAACAGACCAGGAGAAGTAAGCGCTGCAACGGGGGGAGATGGAGATGTAGTCACTTATGGTATAAATAAAGTAAAATACTCTACTTTAACTCATGAGATGGGACACAATTTAGCACTTGCTAAATATGGGACATCAAAACCACCAGAAGATTCTGATTATGAAAAAGCAAGTAAAGAAGGGGATCATATATCTTTATATGGTCAAGTCAATTTAGCTGAGGATTTTGCTGAAACAGTTTCATATATGTTTAGTGACATAAAATTTGCTAAAGGTAAAAGTGGCGATTTGTCCCAAATAGCTGATAGAATAAAAGAAGTTAACCGATTATTAGGCATAAAGTAAAATGCAAATAAGCTATGAAGAAAGAATAGATGAACCTACACCAGAAGGGGGGACTTACTCTATTGCCTATTTTAGAGACAAAGATGGTAGTCCTTGCCAAAAAGATAAATCAGTTGCAATGACAGTTGTCGAATACAATTCTAAAGATGAACCTATCTACAGAACTTACATGACAGAAGATAAAGAGTAATTAAAACAATATATTGAAGTGAGGAAAAAATGAACAAACCTAAAAAGAAACTTAATACAGATTTGTCTAGAATAGAAAGGTTCATTGAAACCGATTTAGACTCGTTTACTCATACTAAGGGTAAAGACAAAAAAATAAAAAGTAAACTGATAATCAATGTAATAGATCAAAAAGGTGTTGACGATTTTTTCAATCCCAACAAAAAGCCTAGTAAAAATTAGCAATAGGAATTATTCAATAAATAATTAGAAGCAAAAGGTTTAACCGTATAATCAGTATAGCAAAACAAAACAAAAAAGTCTATAATTGAAAAAAATATAACCAATAAGTACTATGAAAAGAAAATCAGGTATAAGGCTATCAGCTTTACGTAAAAAAATGATGTCTGAGATAGGCAAAGAAAGGGCTAAAAAAGGGGAAATAAAACGAGATAGCGACGGTCAATTTGCTAGCAAGAATACTAGTGGAGTAATAAAAGTAAAAAGAGCCAAGCCCGTTGTAAATAAAGGCGTTGCCGACAAGTTCGATAAAACGCTAATCAAAGGAGTTAGTAATAAAAATGCAAGTCAACGCGACTCATTTGCAAAGGACTTAACAAGCAAGGTAGATGGAATTACCAATCTTGATAAAAAACAGAAAATCAAAAAGTACATAAGAGAAACTCTTCAACACAATTTGAATAAAGCCAATCCTTCTGAAGAGACAAGGAAAATATCTACTCCAAAAAGGGATAAGCAAACTATTTCATCATACTTAAAGAATACTGGAAAAGTTAAACTTTACGACAAAGAAGCAAAAGGTTGGGATATTCAAAAAGTAAAACAACCTCTTAAAAGAGAAACAACAGACACGTATGATGACTTGTCCTACACAACATCAAGAGATGAGTTAACAAAACTTGCAAAAGGGTGGGATGATGATATTCATAAAGGTACAAAAATCGCAGATATTATATATAAAAAAGAAGCAGTTAGTAAAACGAAAGATACGTTAAGGAAAATGCATTCTAGTTCTCACATTTTTGAAATAAGACAAAAAGAATTAAGTGAGACTATAGAAACTTACGAGAAAGAAATAGAATTTTTAGAGACTAAGGAGAGAGACAATCCATACAACACAGCAGATCCGAAAATATTAAAGAATTTCGGAGTTACGGTAGATTTATATGAAGCCACTACTGAAGAGGAAGGAGAGATATGGGGTACTTTATTTGGACTTAAAGATAAAAAGGATAATCTGCAAGCCCTTGGAATTTATAGTGAAGAAGAAGATCATATCTACGTAAATTTTTTAGCAACTAGTCCTTGGAACCTGTTACAAGAATCAGAGAAAAAACAAAAAGGGTCAGGCACGAGAGCTATAACTGAAATGGTAAAAATAAGTATGGAGAAAGGATACGATGGAGTAATTAAATTATATGCTTTAGGAGATGCTAAAGATTTTTATTCTAAACTAGGATTTGAATTTGCAGGACTTTCTAAAAAGTCCAGTGTTATGATCTTAACGGCTAAGAATGCTAAAAAATTAATAGAAAAAGAAAAAGCAAAAAAGAGAAAATAACAATCCAGGTAAAAATAAGTGATTAGACGTAAAGGGTTTGATCCCAATCAAGCTAGAGATAAAAATGGTCAGTGGAGTAAGGAAAATAACGCTATGGGTAGAGGTCTTTCTTCTAGAGAAAGACTCAAGAAAGCTTTGCAGTCGAGTAACAGAGGGTTAAAAATAACGTTAAAGAATCCAAAGGGCGAATGGTCAGAAAATGAAAATGGAGATGAAGAATATTTATATGATCATAACAAGAAAGGTTTGATATCCACGCCTGAAAGGCAATATGCACGACTTAAGTCTAAAAAAGAGATTCTAAATAAATTGAATCTAAAAAAAATAAACCAAATGAATGATGATTTTTCCTACGTAACATCAGGAGATGAGTTAAAAACACTTGCAAAAGGGTGGAATGATGACATTTATAAAGGTAAAGAAGTTGCAGATATTAGACATAAAGAAAATGAAATTAATAGTTTAAAAGATTCATTAAGACTTTTAAATCCTAATTCTGACAATTTGGAAAAAAGACAAAAAGAATTAAGTGAGAATATAGAAACTTACGAGAAAAGAATAGAATCTTTAAAGGGTATGGCAAAAGGCAACCCTTATCACAATGTAGATCTAAAAATATTAAATAATTTTTGGATTATTGACTATTTGCACAAGAAAGCTAAAAACGAAAATAAAGACGGTTACAATCTTATCGGACTTAAAGACAAAAAAGATAATCTGCAAGCCCTTGGCATTTACAGTGAAGAAGAAGATCACATATACATAGATTTTTTAGGAACTAGTCCGTGGAACCTATTAAAAGAATCAGAAAAAAAACAAAAAGGGTCAGGCACGAGATTTGTAAATGAAATGGTAAAATTAAGTATGGAGAAGGGACATAACGGTGTAGTTAAATTATCTGCTTTAGACGATTCTAAAGCTTTTTATTCTAAACTAGGATTTGAATTTACAGGAGATCCAGAATCCAGTGATATGATATTAACAGCTAAAAATGCTAAAATATTAATTGAGATTGAAAAAGCAAAAAAGAGAAAATAAAATGAAGAATAATAAAAAAGACAGACTGAAGCAAATTGTGGCAAAAACCAAAAAAGAAAAAAAGCGACTAGAGGATAAGCCTTTGGAAGAAATGACTTTAGAAGATTTAGAAGATTTAGAAGAGAAGTATGGTTGTTTTGTAGGTAAAGAACCCAATTAATACTCTCAAGGACAAAAAATCTTCAACATCATAGAGGTTTTGACACTCTCAGTCGCTGAAGCGACTGAGATTCCAGAGCAATTAAAGTTTAATTCTCTGAGGCGCAGCCAAAGCGCCCCTACTGACTCCATCAAGGCAAAGCCCTAGTATTGTCGCTACTTTTCTGATTATATTTGCAGTGTTTGACACTCTCAGCGCTGAAGCGACTGAGATTCCAGAGTAATTAAAGTTTAGTTCTCTGAGGCGCAGCCAAAGCGCCCCTACTGACTCCATCAAGGCAAAGCCCTAATATTGTCGCTACTTTTCTGATTATATTTGCAGCCCCGTTACAGTCCGCGCTGATTAACCACCCTTGAAGAGTCTTATACAAACCACGTTTAACTCGCTTGCCAGATTCTTTCCACCCTTCAGGTTTTGCACCGAACGTAGGCAGATAGTCTCTATCAACAAACGAAGCCTTGGAAGTATACGACTCCTCAGTTTCATTGAACTCGATACCGTATTGTTCGCACAGTTGAGCGATACGAGCTTTTAATCTAGCCGTAGGAATTTGGACAAACTTTTGATTGGTTTTCTTACCCATATTGGCACTATCTTTCTGACCAGTATTCCAGCCAAAAACAATCTTGCCTATACCATTTTTAAGGCAGTGGTTAACCACGATCCGCGCCGCTTTGTTAACTGCGTCACGCATTTGTCGGTTACGTCTTTCCGTAATACTAGCAAGCTGATTAGACCAAAATCCGTTAGGCTTGCCTTCCATCAAACACGATGTGCGTTTGTTGTACCATTGGTTTGCAGACTTTAGCCACAAGCCGTCAACAATGAAGCTAGTGCCAATATTGGAGATACAGGTTAGCCAATTATTGATACCATGATCTATGCCTAGAGCTTTACTGGAATCTAGTTCTGGCTTTTCGAGTTCTACTTTATAAATAAACTCAGCATAGAAACATCGGTTGCGTGGCAAAATACGGATTTCTTTAATATCCGCGAAATTAAGGTTGCTTGGCATTGGCAGATAAAAAGCGTCTAATCCAAACCATGCTTTAACCTTAGAGCCAAGAGGCAACCTTAGTAATCCATCCTTTAGCTTCACATCTGCTTTAGGGAAAGTAGCTAACTTTAAACTGTCTTTCTTGTACTTTGGCAGTTTAGGCTTATTGGCTAATTTACCAGCCCTGAAAGCCCTAGCTAGTTCCTTGTACGACTTAAACGACTCGGCAACACTGGTTAGAGTTTGCTGTGCAACATGAGAGTACAAAGCCTGAAAGTGCGGATTCCCTTTCAGCAGCTTATGTAAGTCATATTTACTAGGCAATTTTCCAGTCTTAAAAAATAACTGCCTTGCGTAATAAGTTCCGCAGTTCGCAAGCTTATTTGATTGCTCACAGACAAATTCTAAAATCGCTTTCAGATCTTTGTCTGGTTTAATTAAAATTTGTTGGCAGCCATACATGGTTTTTACTCGCTGTGTATAAACAACATGATAACATAGATTGTCGATATATACAATACAAACGACAATCTATGTTAAAAGAATCTGAGTATAAAAGCGGACATCATTGTAAATATCTTTTAAATTTACATTTTGTCTGGTGTCCAAAAAGAAGGAAGAAGGTTCTGATTGAGGGCGTTGCTAGGCGTGCGGCTGAAATATTCCATGTTTTAGCGGTTGAAAAAGGATGGGATATATTGGCTCTTGAGATAGCGCCCGATCATATCCATTTATTTGTTTCTGTACCACCGACAGAAGCGCCTCACTTGGTTATAAAAGCCTTTAAGGGTAGAAGCTCGTTCTATTTGAGGAAAGAGTTTCCAGAGCTTTTAAAATTGCCTAGTCTGTGGTCTAGATCCTATTTTGTTTCTAGTGCTGGCAATGTAAGCTCGGCTATAATAAAGAGGTATATCGAAGATCCTCATCACGGATAATATCTACAGGCGGTTAAAACCGCCGTTCGCCTCTACCCTGCACTGAAGTGCAGGGCTTGTCGGCGTATCGTGTTATTTTTTGTCATACACTGCAAATCAAAACGCGGGGATGGTTCTTTTTGCGGTGTAACCTTGTAACTCTCTGTAACTCCAGCCGGATTCATAGCCACAAGCTTTCTCTATTTGTTTTAACTCTTCTTTATTGGGAAACCATTTGGGATAAATAACTTGACAAGAATAAACCCAGGCTTTATAAGTACCTAAAGGTGATTCTTTTTTCATATCCTTTAATGTTTCTAGAATCTCCAAAACCGCCTCTAAAGAAGGTGTCCAGTTAGAATCTTCTTTAGCGAGTCTTTGACCCTCTACCCATTTATGAAAAGCTGTAGGAGTTTTGTAATTCACTTCTTTGATTGCAAACAAACATTCTTTCCATGTTGGAGCCATTTTTATAAATTGACTAAAAGCCCACGCAGGACTTAAAGATGTTCCTAATATTTGTTTAAAATGTAAGTCAGGTGTCATCTCTATTTTCTTAGCAGTCGCATTCTTGTCTAAGTCCATTTCCTCTTCATCAGGTTCCTCGGCAATAACATTAATAAACTCGTAACCACAGTACGGACATTCTGTAGCAAAAATAGGGACATCACCCCGTCCACAGCCTCTTGCATTTTCAGGGCAAGTTTTGAAAGATGAAGCTGGCTTTTTTGGTTTTCCGTCCAATGTCCAATGAATTGGAGTTATCGGATTTATTTTCATGTTTGAGGCAATACCTGCATGATCAAGACAGATTGCTATCTTTCTACCATCTATTAGCTTTATACCCCTTGCTCTACCCCACATTTGCTTAATTGTTTGGTAGTTGCCAACCGCGCGGACTAATTGCACGCAGCCGACTGATATCTTAGGTAAATTAAATATTGTGCAATATAGCGACAAATCAAAACCACAGGTCGCCATTTGATAATTTATTAAATGTGATGCCTTTCCTGAAATAAATAATTGCAGTGAATCTTTTAACTCGCGCTCTTTCATTTTACTGTGTATACCTACAGCATTTATACCTTTTGATTGATACTCTTGAATTATTTCATTAGCTTCGTTGATTGACCCTGCAAATACAATGGTAGGTACGTTGCCATAAATATCACGGACTAATCTAATCCAATTATTGACTAAATCTCCTTTATATTTTGAACCCTTACGATCTTCAATCGTTCTTAACTGGGATTTAGTATAATCCCCATCATTACCTAATGGGACAATATCAGAAATATCAGGAGAATCAAACTCCCAATATTCCCATTGAGGAAGAAACCCTTTTGATGTTAGTTCAATTTCTTCCATTCCACAGTGCAAAAAATCCCATTGATCAGAAAAGTCACTACCGGAAGGCGTTCCGGTTAACCCCAAAAAATAAGCATTTGGATAGTGTAACCACAACTTTTTGTAACTATTGCTGGTTGATAAATGGGCTTCATCAATCACAATGAAATCGAAATTTATTTCAATATTATCTTTTTGCCACCTTTCCCAATTACGATTCAACGAATCAATAACAGATATTTGAACTGGACGATTAGGAAAAAATTTAAAGCCAGTTGAACTGTTTGGAGCTTGGATAACTCCTATTTGTTCGTAAGGTATCCCAATATCTACTAATTCCTGAAGAATCTGTTTTATCAGATTGATTCTGGGTGCTGTTATTAGAATTTTCTTTCCTTTTTCGTAAGCAGTTCGGACAATGCAACTGGCTAGCTTAGTCTTTCCGTATCCTGTTGCAGCACGGAAAATAATTTTTTTTATCCTTTTTCTTTGATTATCTTTCGTTAGCCATTGCCCAAAAGTTTTCTGTAGTATTTTATAGTCTTCTCTTTGGTGTGAGTAAAGCTTATCTAGGTAGTCCATAATATCCTTTTTTTTTTATGATTAAGTATATCACAATTTAATTAAAAAAAAATAAAAAATTTTCTTAATAACTTTTGTTAAAATATAATTAACTTTATTTTACAAAAAATGAATATCTCACAAAACTGTATAGACTTAATCAAGAAATGGGAAAGCTTTATTGAGAAAGCTGCCTTTTGTCCGGCGGGTGTGTTAAGCATCGGGTATGGGACGACTTTTTACCCTGACGGATCAAAAATTTCAGCAGGAGATACAACGACAAAAGAAGAGGCTGAGGGATTTTTACTTTTATCAGCACAAAAATTTGCTGAAACTGTTGCAAAAGCAGTAACTATTGATTTAACTCAAAATCAATTTGACGCGGTGACTTCTTTTGTCTACAACATAGGCGAAGGAGCTTTTCTTAAAAGCACATTACTAAAAGAGTTAAATCTTAATAAAATTGAGGTTGCTGCAAATGAGTTTTTAAGATGGGATAAAATAACCAAGTCAAATGGAGAAAAGGTTTCTTTAAAAGGCTTAACAGACAGAAGAAATGAAGAAAAGGCTCTGTTCTTAAATAATATTAGTCAAGCTACGCAAATCCTTTTGAGAGAGATTCCGACTCAAGAGAGTGTTACTTGGATGGAAGGATTCTCAGAAAATGGCAAAAACGTTGTTGTTGCTTACGGTGGTTCAAAAGTTGTAGAAATTGCTGTTTTAGAGTCGTCGGGTAAAAAAGACTTAATTGATTTATTGAATCAGTATACAGGCGGAAACTATCACACGGCTCCTAATGATAAAAAAATACCTGATGGAGAAAGAGTTCTAATAAAAAGAAGAGAAATCTTAGCTGTAAAATCTACACCCGCAATAACAAAAGCAGCAAGTCTTAATATTGAAGCAAATTCTCCAATTCCAAAGAGTTACTTGAGGCTCATTAAAACTAAAGAAAAAGATCAGCATGGTTGTTACGTTCTTAGGTTGAATTATTATGAAAATAATATTTTGGTAGATTTTATCAATGTTTGCTCTGGTTCACCACGCAGTCAATTTTTCCGTAAGGGTGTTAATAGTAAAGCAGGTTCGATGGAACCTATACCTGAAGGTATTTGGAGAGTAGAAGATATAAAATGGGCAAAAGGTAGAGATGACTGGAGTGGTAGTTATGGGTCAGGTATAGGGGCTGCAAGCGTGCCTTTAACTTATATCAGCCCTGGTAAAACAGCGAGAAGTGCCATAGAAGGGCATGAAGATTTTAATCGCAGAACATATCCTGGTACAGCAGGATGTATTGGTTTTTACACGAGAGACAATTTTAAAAAATTCATCACTGAATGGTTGAGAAAAACTAATCCCAGGGAGTTAATTTGTGATTGGGGATTGGGTAGTGTTTAATTGCTTTTTTTAACCTCTATGGCTTATACTGAAAGAGACATTGAGGTTAAAAAAAATGGAAATTGAATCTACAGTAAAAATAATCGCGATTGACCCTGGTAAAACAGGTGCAATCGCGATTATTAATATAGAAGGAAAAATAATTGAAGTATTAGATATGCCGTTATCGCCCGATAAAAGCAATATATCTGAAAGAGGATTGAGAGAAATATTTAATACTTTTAATTCTAACGACTTTGCAGCGTTGGAAGATACTAAAGCTATGGAATTTACAGATAAAAATGGGGAGAAACGTGACCAGTCAACTTCTTCAATGTTGAATTTTGGAGAAAATAAAGGCATACTACGCGGTTTGCTGATAAGTACATCTATGTATTATGAAATGGTGTCCCCTAGGAAATGGCAATCAGCTTTAAATGTAAAAGGTAAGGTTGGAGGAAATGGGAATTGCATTGCAAAAGCAAAACATTATTTTCCTCACTGCGAGGTTCAAAGAATTGGTAAGGGAGGTGCAATTATAGATATGGACGGTCGGGCTGATGCGTTATTAATGGCAGAATGGTTACGTAGATTAATCTTGGCAAAATCCGGATCAAAAAAGGCTGCATGATGGAGCAAATTGTTTTTGATAAAATAATGATTGTTAATAGTCTAGTTGCTGCCTATCCTGAAACTAATTGGGAGTTTAACCATACTAAGAATATTATGGGCTTAACTATGCAGTCAACAAGTGAAATTAAGACATTTGTAGTGGCTTTGGAAAAAGCAAATCTTGATTTAAAATATTTCGTTTTTGCTACAAATATCAAAATATATTTCTAATAAAAATGGGTTGACAATTATAACTGCCAACCCATTTTTATTAGAAATATTATATTTTATCAATCCCTAAGACAGCTAATCTTTCTTTAAGTTGTTGAGCTATTTTTTCGCCTATCGATGCAGCTACATTTTCTGCATCTTCTTTTTTCTTGAATAGATTAAACCCAGCAGTATAAACGTTACAGGTAAGAGGGCTATTGACTTTTATACCTTTATCAGTTATCTCAGCAACTTTGCCTTGAGAAACTAAAGTACCTCTGACGTAGAATACTTGATCGCCTATTTTCATTTTTTACAGTCCTTTATTTATGCGTGGGTAGTAATCAGAGATTATTGGGAATAATCTCTGATTACTAATTTTCTAAAAAGGTATATCAGAATATGGCTCATCAGTATCTACTTCAGCCAAAACCAAATTCCTCTCAGTTAATTTTACTTTAGCTTCTTCCAGTAAAGATTGAGCCAACTTAGTTGCTAGTTTCTCATTTTCATCTTTGTCCTGATCTTCAGGATCTTGATCTTCGCCGTCAGTATCGTCAACTTGATCGTGATCAGGTTCGAGATCGTCTTCATCCTCCTCAATAGGAGTAGCAACTTCTACTGTATCCTCACTCCCATTATCTCTTTCTTGAGCCTCTAGAGCCTCTTCAGGAGTTATTAAAATATTAAATCGTGCAATCTCTTGCATTAAATCAAAGTCGCCACCCTGACAGCAGACAAGGTACTTTAGATTCTGGGTTATTTTACTACCCTCCCAATTTGTTACAATTGAACAACGAAGAGAAGCAAAGGCTTCTTCCAAGAATTTCTTCCAAGATGTTGCCGCGTTTATTCCGCCTTTAGCATTCCTGTATTCAAATCCTAAGAAAAATTCAAAACCGACTACTGAGCTTTGGTGATACCCTAAATCGGATCTATTAAGGAGAGTTTGTAATGGTTTCTTTTTTGATGAAGGAATATCATCAGTCTCTTTCGTAGTTGTTACCTGTGGAACGATAGCCCCAATCAAACTCAATATGTGGGCTTGAAATTGCTTATATTCTGATTCGTAAGGCAGTAGAGCTTCGTTAATATTGATCAGAGCTTCTGTTACTCCGGGTAATAAATCAGAAACTTGATTTATTACCTTTTCGTAAGTGTCAAGTGCTTCTTGTTCTTTTGCCAATTTCTCTTGTTGTGCTGCGATCCTATCAG